GCATGGGTTTACAAATCCCGCAAGCGCAATGGTAAACGGATAACATGGAGCATATCGAAATGACATTTATCACAATTTTAATTCTTGCAGTCTTTGGGTTTACTGTAGTAGTATCCCTAATGAATTTAATCTCGTTGATGAAGGAGGACAACTAGTCATGTTAGTAAAAGAAGCATTGGAATTCGGCAAGGTATCAAAAGGCAATACCAAAATGCCGGGCACATCGTATGCGGTTGATGCTTTCGCATGTAATGTCGGAAGTAAGTTAGCGCAAATCAAGGGAACACCTTGTCATGGTTGCTACGCTAGACGCCTTCAAAAGATTAGGCCTAGCGTCGATAAGGGATATAAAGCTAATCTGCACAAGTGGCGCACAAGTGATCCCGAATTGTGGATTGAAGCTATGGTGTTTCAAATCCTACGGAGTGGTGAAAAATACCATCGCTGGTTCGACAGTGGGGATTTACAGTCTCGCGCAATGCTCAATCAAATTATTGAGGTATGCAAACGAACCCCTAACGTAAAGCATTGGTTGCCTACGCAGGAACGGACCATTGTTGACGGAGTAGCATTGCCATCGAACCTTGTTGTGCGTTTATCAGGTAGCAAGGTTAATGGACGTGCGCCTAATTCGCCCAACACTAGCACGGTATTCGATAAACAAGGTGAGGCAATAGGACAAGAGTGCCTAGCGTATACCAGGGGAAATAATTGTGGCGATTGTCGCGCATGTTGGAACCCTAAGGTAAAAAATGTCAGCTACAAAAAACATTGATTGGAGCAAATTATGAAACGTGAGATTTTTCTTGACATGGTGAAACTAATGTTGATAATGGGATCACTCTTGGCATTACTTTTGGTTACATAGGAGGAACCATGAATATATTCTATTTACATTCGGACCCAGTAACATGCGCTAGGATGCACTGTGATAAGCATGTAGTTAAAATGATCCTGGAATATAGTCAGCTATTATCAACGGCGCACCATGAACTAGACGGGACACCGGCTATAGAGTGCTATAAACCGACACATAAAAACCATCCCAGCACCATATGGGCCAGAGAAAATAGGCACAATTACCGTTGGTTGTGGCAATTACTAGACGCTACTCAAAAAGAATATACACACCGTTACGGAAAGGTACACGCCACAAAACGAAAAGGAATTGTTGACAATCTGAGGTATTGTCCTTATGAATTACGGGAGGGTATGGACATGACACATATGCCACAGTGTATGCCTGATGAATACAAAACACTACAGTCTAGCATACAGGCATATCGAAACTACTACCGTGGTGACAAGGCATACATGGCGAAGTGGACTAATAGAGAAATACCGCATTGGATGGAGAGAGCATGATGACTTACGACGAATGGTGCCGAATGATGGAATTAAAGTATGATTTTATGCCCCAGTGGTGGTGGAATAAGGCAACACGGATGAAGTCTTATGAAGCCTATGCCGAAGCGTTCAAAAACTTCGGAACAAAACCGGACAATATGGAAGAGGGATAACATGAAAGATAAAATAGTTCAGGGTTTGGTTACCCTGCTACGCGATGATTGGTTTCAAATTACGTTCCAACTGGTGATGATATATGTCCTCATTCGTTGGGGCGGCAAGTAAAGGGGAAGTAATATGCGTTGTATTATTTGCGACACTAAACTATTCGGAAGTGAATTACTTAGTAAGGACGTAAGGACGGGAAAGTTTCTTGACACATGCGGGACTTGCATGGCTGAGATCAACCAATCTCTGGCAGAACTACCTGAAAAAATAGTTCTTGACACTGAGGAAGAATAGCATTAGGATACTAATGAAACCTAGGGAGTTAATTATAATTATCATTATGAATTATTCCCTAGGTATTCCTGGGATGGTCCCAGAAAAAAACTAAGGGTGTTGTAAGGGGAACCTGAGAAGGTGAGTGCATGTCCCGATAGCAACAACACTTTACCTCTTGACCTTATATGGGGCGATTAGGGGCAACACTCTTAGTTTATTTTTTAGAGAAAGGAAGGGTTATGTCTACTAGAAAGAACCAACGTACTCGTAAGGAATCACCGAAGAAACGAAACCCAATTGCGAGACATATGAACACGTTTAATAGTCCCAAGGTATTCCGGGGCCGTCGCAATGAATTGATTGCCAAAGAGGCAGACAAGGAAATAGACGAGTTTTTAAAGGGAGGGGACTTCTAATGTTGCAGCCTCTATGGTTTACCGATGAGTCCTCCAAGGTGGGAAGCGGAGTGCGTATGGTACGGGTGAAGACACGGGGTAGAAAGTGGACTCACCTTGAGTATTTCCCTGGTGGTCTTGAGGGTCACAAAGTCAATGTGAAACTCAAGAAAAGTTTGTTTGAACTGATGGAGAGGGACACGGAAAAGCAAGTAGGATCGTGGCATCCCTTCTACAATCAGACTGAGGGGAAAGAGGACGCCGACGATGGATGGAATGAATTGGAGGGTTTACTGTCATGAGTGAAGAAGTATGGGTTGTATTCGGATACGATGGCTATGACTTTGCTGCCGTCTATGCCGTGTTCAAACATGAGGCCGATGCCCTCAAGCGGAGGGACAATCTTAACGATACGGAGCTTGGCGTCAGTACGTACTACGTGAAGAAGTATGAAGTTCTTGAAACGGAGGAGGACTAAATGAAAAACCCAATGGGCAAGGGACGTTCAGTGGAAAATCCATATGCCATCTTTAGGATGCGTGACTTTGAGTTACGAGTCCTTAAGACCTATCAACTACCGAAGAACGAGAAGGGTTTAGCTAGGTGGTTCACTGTAGCCAGGTCCCCCATGACCTTCGGTAGTTGGGAGTACGGAGACACGTACAAGGCAGAAGTTGTCGATAACTTCCGTCTAATTGAGGCAACCCCTGAGTTCAAAGAGGCGTACCCGGAATTAATTGTTGACATCCCGGATATCGTAGCTTAATATAGTAGAGTAAACAGAAACGAAGGAGATTACATATGATCACTGAAGGTATTGTAGCTTTCTCAAACCTTGAAGAGACTGAGCGGTTCAATGGTCAGGACACTGGCAAGTATTCCATCGTCCTCACCCTGGAATCCGAAGAGGCGGAGAAGCTCACCGAAGAGGGTGTTAAACTCCGGGAGTACAAGAACCAGCCGCAACGTAAGTTCGTAACCAAGTTCAGTGGGTTCTCCGTACTGGACGCCGATGGTGAATCATTCGGCAGCAAGTACATCCCCTATGGTTCCAAGGTTCGTATCCTCTGGGAACCCGGCAAGCCGCATCCGACACACGGTGTAGCTCCATACTTCAAAAAGATTAAAGTATTGGAGTTGGCCGAAGGTGGTTCAGGTGACGGTGGAGATGATGAGGACTTCTAACTTTATCAAGAAGGGACCCTGTCCCGCATGTCGTAAGGATGGTGAGGACTCCTCTGGAGACAACCTCGCCATCTACGACGATGGGCATGGGTTCTGTTTCAAGTGTGGTCATGTAACCTCGTCGGATTTCTCTGAGATTGATGACCTCGTTCAAAACATGGGACCGTCCCATAAATCAACAAGGAAACTAGAGATGCTAGGTACACCTGGACCAATCACTGATCGGAATATCTCCCAGAGAATAGTGGAGAAATTCGGAGTTACTCTGGAGTCCAACAAGCACCACTATCCCTACTTCGATAGGGACAGTAAGAATGTAGTGGGGACTAAGGTTCGCTCATGTGAAACTAAGGACTTCCATACCACTGGAACGATGGACAATACCATGCTGTTTGGTCAACAGTTGTGGTCATCCGGTGGGAAGTTTGTGACCATAACCGAAGGCGAGTTGGACGCCATGGCAGTGTCCGAAATGTTCGACGGGAAGTACCCTGTCGTAAGCATTAAACGTGGTGCCGCTGCCGCATCAAAGGACATCAAAGAAAATCTTGAGTGGCTGGAAACTTTTAACAAGGTAGTCCTTTGTTTTGATAACGATGCCGCAGGGAAGAAGGCTTCCCAGGAAGCGGTGCGTCTGTTCTCTCCCGGAAAGGCCAGGGTTGTTACCCTACCCATGAAGGATGCCGGTGATATGTTGAAGGCCGGTAAGGTTCAGCAATTTGTGAAGGCATGGTGGGATGCCGATGACTACAAACCAGCCGGGGTTGTGTCCCTGTCGGATGAGAGCTGTTGGGATGCCTTTGTTACCCGTGGTAAAGCGGAGATCATACCCTTTCCATCGTCCTTTGGTATGCTGAATAAGATGATGAACGGTGGGATGGGAGCAGGAGAGGTTACTGTCATTGGTGCATTAACTTCCGTAGGTAAGACTACGTTTGTCACTAATCTTTTGTACGGTATGTACAAGGAAACGAACCGTAAGATCGGAGCGGTATTCCTTGAGTCCTCCATTGGAGAAACTACGGAGAACGTAGTCGGTGTAGTTGGTGGGACTAATATCAAGGTGATACCTGAGGAGGAACGAGAGTACGACAAGTACCGTCCCTACTACGATGAGCTACAGGAGTCGGATCGTATACACCTGGACGATCATGCGGGGTCCTCCGACATTGACGATCTGTTCTCTCGTATGCGTTACCTAATCAAAGGCATGGACTGTGAAGTTATTATTCTTGACCCATTACAGGCAGCGGTGCAGTCCAATGAGAACGGGATGATTGATGAGTTCATGGATCGTTGTCTTAAGATTGCGAAAGAAACCAACGCCGCCATTATCATTGTGTCCCACCTTAGGAAGCCAAGTGTCAAGGACCCTCATGATGTCAACGAGTACGACATGAAGGGTTCGGGTTCGATCAATCAGATAGCATTTAACACGATCCTTTTGAGCCGGGACAAGATGTCGGACGATGAGTACGCCAGGAATTGTACTAAGGTACAGCTAGTGAAGTGTCGAAGGACGGGACGTACTGGACATGCCGGTTGGTTGTACTATGAAACCGATACAAGCCGGATGGTTGCGGGAGTTTCTCCAGACGTAAAGGTAGTGGAAGATGAAGAGTTCTAGGAATACTAGAAAAAACAATACTATATCAATGGAAAGAGGGAGAAGAAATAGGTCCTTATATATTAAGAATAGAACAGGCTATCGGTGCGAATGTTGTGGCGAGGAATTTCCAGAGGAAGTTCTTGAGTTTCACCATCGTAATCCGGAAACTAAAAAGTTTGGTCTTGATGCTAAAGTATGGCGTAGAAAGTTAGCTTACCTATACAATAAAGATGTTATTGCGGAAGCAGATAAATGTGTGATACTATGTAGTAACTGTCACAGGCTAGAGCATGTAGCTATAAAAAATGGTGAGACATTGATAGATGACAAAGACGCTTATCATAGATATAGAAACCACCGTTATCCCTGTGAAGAATATATGGATGGTGGGAACTATGGACTTAGAGACAGGGATCAAGGAGAACTTTTTGAATCCCTCCCTAGAGAAACAAAAGATACAGGAGATGATAAATGGATTTGATTGCGTGGTTGGTCACAATATTATTGGGTTCGATTTACCTGTTCTAAGGGAGCATTTGAATCTTAACTTTGACCAAGTTAAACTAGTCGATACTCTTATAATGTCCCGCTTGGACAACCCACAACGAGACAACGGACATTCATTACGAGCATGGGGGGAAAGACTAGGGTTTCCCAAAGGAGATCATGATGATTGGTCCAAGTTGTCAGATGAGATGATTGAGTATTGTGAGAGGGACCTTGAAGTTACTGCCAGACTATACAAAACTCTTAGGGAATCCCTTGGTAATTTTCCTGGAGAATCTCTTGAGTTAGAACATAAGGTACAGGAAATTATAACTGAACAAGAACAGAATGGATGGAAGTTAGATGTTGAAAAATCTTTTGGACTACTGGCTAAACTCAAAGAGCGAAGCATCCAGGTTGAACGAGATGTACATAGGAGGTTTACTCCGCTTCCCACGTTTGTACGTAGAGTCACGCCCAAGGTTAAGAAGGACGGTACTTTCAGTACAGTCGGTATTAAGTTCCTTGGGGATACTCTTCATACTGTGGCTGGCGATTTCAGTAGGGTTGATTGGCCTGAATTTAATCTAGGTTCTCGTCAACAAATAGGCAGACACTTACAGTTCTTCGGATGGAAGCCCACTAACTTTACGGAGAAGGGGCAAGCCATAGTTGACGAGGGAACCCTATCCAAAGTGGACATACCTGAGGCCAAGTTAATCGCTGAGTACCTTATGATTCAGAAGCGTGTGGCACAGGTACAGTCCTGGATTGATGCGGTCCAGGAGGACGGGAGAGTTCACGGCAGGGTTAATCCAATAGGTGCCGTCACTGGACGTATGACCCACAGTAGTCCTAATTTAGCCCAAACACCCGCATCATATTCCCCCTACGGTGCTGACTGTAGATCATGTTGGACAGTACCGAAGGGATACAAACTGGTTGGAGTTGACGCCGCTGGTTTGGAGTTACGAATGTTGGCCCACTACATGAATGATGAGGAGTACACAAATGAAATCATCAACGGAGATGTACATGCAGCAAACCAGAAAGCTGCTGGACTTGCAACAAGAGACTCTGCTAAAACTTTTGTCTATGCTTTCTTGTACGGAGCCGGGGACGGAAAGATTGGCTCCATCGTCGGTGGTACTGCTACAGATGGAGCAAGACTTAAAGCATTATTTCTCCAGAACACACCAGCTCTTAGAGATTTACGAGAAAGAGTTTCAAGGGCCTCTCGCCGGGGACATCTAAGGGGACTCGACGGTAGGAAGTTAGTAATAAGAAGTGAACACGCCTGTCTTAATACACTTCTACAGTCGGCAGGAGCAATCGTTATGAAGAAGGCATTGACGTTGCTCTATGAATATGCTATCCTACATAATATAGAGTTTAAATTCGTAGGTAATATTCACGATGAGTTCCAGGCAGAAGTCAGGGAAGATCATGCCGATAAATTTGGATGGCTGGCAGTGGAATGTATTAAGGCAGTTGAGGACAGGTTTAACTTGCGTTGTCCTTTGGATGGTGAGTACAAAGTCGGAGACAATTGGGCAGCTACTCATTAAATCTGGGATCGTCCCATAAATTTAGGAGAGACAAATGACAAAAACATTAGATACTCTAGTTCAAGATATCTATAAGCTGATGAAGGATCGTAACTCCGGGAAGGATGTCGATGTTGAGGCAGAGATAGATAAATTTGGAGAGTCTATGAAGGACCTCATGCGTAAAGAGTTTCTCCCAGGTTCTCCAAGGGACGGACGGAAGCTGCGGTTGTCTGCCGTAGGTAGAAACGATCTTGTTCAATGGTTCTCCTACAACGGATACCGTGGTGAGAGGATCAAACCTCATACCCTAATTAAGTTCATGTACGGCCATCTGATTGAAGAGATGTTGCTTTTCTTTGTACGTCTTACGGGACATGAAGTGACCGATGAACAGAAGCAAGTGTCCGTTGGTGGAATAACGGGACACATGGACTGTAAGATTGATGGGGTTGTTACCGATGTAAAGTCCACAACCAAGTACGGACTCATGAAATTTGAGGACGGAACCCTGGCAAAAAGGGATGACTTTGGTTACGTCGATCAGCTTAAGGCCTATGCCCATGCAGAAGGGGATCGGAAGTGGGCATGGTTAGCCATGGACAGGGACAGTGGTAAACTTTCCGTCCTTGAGTATGATCTGGACAACAAGGATCACCCAATGTATAAGCATTATTCCGGGGACATTGAGGAAAGGATAGATCACGTAAAAAAGTTAGTAGAGCAAGCAGACCGCCCCTCACGATGCTATTCTCCCGTCGAGGATGGCAAGTCAGGCAACTTAAAACTTGGTACTACTTGCTCCTATTGCCAATACAAGAAGATTTGTTATCCAGAAGTCCGCGCCTTTCTAACTGGATCAGGTCCAAAGTTTTTAACCACCGTGGTAAACGTGCCTAAGAATAGGCAGGGTAAACCACATCCTGAACTTAACTTAGAGGAGTAATACAATTATGATAGAATTTAAAGCTGTAAGCACACCTAGACATGATAGGTTTGAAGAAACAATTACAAATCTTTTAAATGAGGGATGGGAATTACATGGTAGTCCTTTTGTATCTCAGAGCGGTGCCATGACACAGTCGTTAACCCGTACTATAAAGACTTCTAACCCTGTTAAATCTAAAAAATAGATACTCTTGTGGTTAAGTATCGTAACAAGTTTGAAGAAACGGCAGGGGTTCTCTTGAAGGACTTATGCAAGTATGAATCTGAGAAAATTCCCTACGTCATTCACAAGAATTATATCCCTGACTTTGTGGGACGTAATAATAAAAACAGAATAGATATTCTTGTGGAAGCTAAAGGATACTTTAGAGTAGGGGATACTCAGAAATACAAGGCAATAAGGGACAGTCTTCCAAAGAAAACTCAGCTTGTTTTCCTTCTGTACAACCCAAATAAAAAACTACGTAAGGGGAGTAGGATGACAATGGCAGAATGGTGTGAAAAAGAAAACATTAAATGGTACACTTTGGAGGACATTAGAAATGCCTTTACCAGTTGAACAGTTCCTAAAAAGATTAGCGGTAGTCACTGATCCAGATTCTCTATGTGAGTTCTTAGATATCGAAAGTGGGGACATAATAGAACGCTTCGATGATTTAATAGAGCAGAACATGGATAAACTCCGGGAAGAATTTGATATTGATTTTGATGAGGAGGAAATCCATGAAGGTTAGTTACATAGACCACATGGGTAGTGATCTACGTGTCGTTAATGCAGCCCGTGTATCCTTTGACAAGGTAAGCACATGGGAAAGAAGTGATTATAATCTTAACGATCAATCTCTGGTAAATGTGTTACTGGATAAGGACGCTAAACTTATATGGTATCTGGCAAAGCACAAACACTGGACTCCTTTTGGTCACTGCCAAGCTACCTTTCGTATTCAAGCACCTATTTTTGTGGCCCGTCAGTTAGGGAAACATCAGGTAGGTATGGTGTGGAATGAAGTTAGCCGTAGGTATGTAGATAGTGACCCTCGATTTTACCGGCCTACTGAATGGAGAAAACGTGCTAAGAATATAAAGCAAGGTAGTAGTGATGAAACTATTAATTACTCTGCTGCACCGTTGTACGCATACGCTTTGCAATGCTACTCAAATATGATAGCTGATGGCATCTGCCCTGAACAAGCCCGTATGGTGTTACCACAAGCTATGTATACCGAATGGTACTGGACAGGTTCCCTAGCTGCATGGGCCAGAGTATGTAAGCTAAGACTTGACCCCCATACACAAAGGGAAACCCAAGAAGTTGCTAAGATGCTTGACAAAGAGATGGTTAAGCTATATCCTATTAGTTGGAAAGCATTAATGGAGATGGACAATGACAACTAGAATGGAAAAGCTACGGGAAGCAGCGGGAGTAGATAAAGAAGAAGAAGAAAAATTGGACATGGTCAATAGCCCTCCTCATTATAATCAAAGGGGAGTCGAAGCTATAGATGCCATCCGTGCAGCTACGGATGATGGGTTTGAGTATTACCTTCAAGGTAACATCATGAAGTACCTGTGGCGCTATCGTTATAAGAACGGTGTAGAGGATTTGAAGAAGGCTGAGTGGTATCTTAAAGCTCTTATAGAGGAGAAGTCCGATGGAAGAAGAGGTTGAACTTGAATACTTCAAAGGTCTTATTAAGGACGGCCTTGATCCCAAAGTCCTAATCTTTTTAAAGACCCTGGCAGATATAAATAACCAGCCCGTGACGTACTTCGTAAAGGCATCACTAGAAGAATTTGTAGCTTACTTAAGTCAGGACTCTAACGTAGGGGACGAGGAGGAATTTAACGAACTCTTTCCCACAAGACATTAATATAAGGGAGAATGTAGAATGTATGGTAAGAACTCTGTAGGACCAGCACTCAAGGCCTGTGACGATCTTCACGCAATGAAGTACCGATTACCCAATGAAAGTTTTGAGGAAGCAATCAATAGACAAGCAGGAGTAATGTCAGATGATGAAGAACATCGTAGAACGTATAAAGAAATTACAATGGACATGCGGTTCCTTCCAGCGGGGCGTGTACAATCTGCTATGGGAAGTCCACGCAAGGTTACGGCGCTCAATTGTTTTGTTAGTGGGGTTATCGAAGACTCTATGGACAGCATCATGGCTAGAGCATCTGAAGCTGCTGAGACTATGCGGAGAGGAGGCGGCATTGGCTACGATTTCAGCCGTATTCGCCCTCGCGGCAGCAGGATTGTCTCTCTTGACAGTTCTGCTAGTGGTCCCGTTTCGTTTATGTATATCTATGATGCAGTGTGCAGGACGATTGTTTCGGCGGGGCATCGACGTGGCGCGATGATGGGAATCCTTCGGGTAGATCATCCAGATATTGAGGAGTTTATCCGGGCCAAGAAGAACGATAACGATCTGACTAACTTTAATATCAGTGTCGGAGTTACCGATGAATTTATGACGGCAGTAGAGAAGAACTCTACTTTCGATCTCAAGTTTAACGGGGAAGTCTACAGGACAATCAACGCCGGTATGCTTTGGGATGAGATCATGAGGAACAACTGGGATTGGGCAGAACCCGGAGTTGTCTTTATTGACAGGGTTAATGAGGACAACCCTCTAAACTATTGTGAAGTTATTGAGGCAACCAATCCCTGTGGTGAACAACCACTACCACCCTTTGGATCGTGCCTTCTAGGAAGTTTCAACCTGGTTAAGTACGTCAACCCGGAGGACAAGACCTTTAACTTCCGTAAGTTTAAGGGGGACATTCCTCCCGTAGTACGTGCCATGGACAACGTAATTGACAGGACTGAGTACCCTCTGGACGCACAACAGAGGGATCATAAGAACAAGAGGCGTATGGGTTTGGGAGTTACTGCCCTAGCCAACGCTCTTACGCTTATGAATATTCGATATGGTTCTCCCGAATCCGTAAAGATTACTAGGAAGATCATGAAGACCCTTGCCTGTGTGTCCTATGAGGCAAGTTCAGACCTTGCGGTAGAGAAGGGTTCATTCCCTATGTTCAAAGCAGACAAGTATTTGAACAGTGGGTTTGTCTCTAGGTTACCTAAGGACTTACGAGAGAAGATACGAAAGCAGGGCATGAGGAATAGTCACCTCACTTCCATAGCTCCCACTGGAACCATTAGTTTCACTGCCGATAATGTGTCCAGCGGTATCGAACCTGTGTTTGCACTACAGTACGACAGGACTGTACAGTTAGAGGAGGGTCCCGCTGTAATGCCCATGAAGGACTACGTATATAACTTGTATGGGATAAAGGGAGAGACTACGGAAGACCTGGGTACTAATGACCATCTTAATATTCAGATAGCAGTACAGCCCTACATTGATAGTGCCTGTTCCAAGACGATTAACGTAGGGGACTCCGTAACCTTTGAGGAATTTAAGGAGGTTTACTTTAAAGGATGGAAAGGGAAACTAAAAGGGGTAACGACATTCCGACTAGCCGGTAAGAGGTACGGTGTACTTAATACTACAGAACCAGACGGCGAGGGTGCCGCATGTTTCATTGATCCCGAAACTGGTCAGAAAGAGTGCGGGTAATGTTAAAATATTGGGACATACCTTTAGTTCAAGTAGGGATAGGACTTATTGTATTTTACTTTGGACTAAAGATGTTTGCTGGTGGTATGAAGTCCATGGGAAATGTGGAACATTTAGAATGGTTTGTCTCTAATCCATATTGGATGTTTCTTGGAGGAATTATCTGTACACTATTATGGCAATCAAGTTCTCTTAGCACTACAGCAATTATAGGTTTGGTTGCTAGTGGATTTCTCCCGCTACCTAGTGCGATAGCCGCTGTACTTGGAGCAAACATTGGAACCACAGGAACAATTTGGTTAGCTGGGTTACTTGTTTCCGATGGGATGCCTAAGGGAGATACGTTAAGAATAGCAATGGTTCATACAGGAGCTAATCTATTTATGGCTATATCGTTATTACCATGGGTGCATCATATCTCTAGGTTTGTAGGCCGCTTTTAAATATGGGACCGTCCCAGGAAATTAAACATCCCACCACTTAATTTTAATTATCTTGGAACCACAACGGGGGCAGAGAAATCTGTCCTCGTTTTCTTTTGGCTTCTCATGGCCTCTGAAGAAACATATAATTCTATTCTTCATTTTTAAAGAGGAATCTTGGATTGATCTGAAAACTCTTGACCAAGTTTGTTCATTATCTCTCCGATCTGTTTCGCAGTAAAGTTTTTCCTCCGTAAAGTTTGTAGAGTAGCGTTAGTCAGCACATTGTCCGGTATATATACTTGGTCTTGTAAACCTTTTATAATACGAGAATTAAGTCCTCCGGTAAAGTTTCTAGTTGCTGCCTGAATAACTCTAGCTATTCCCACTCGTTCATTAACTACTTGAGTTTTCCCTTTTACTTTTCTAATGACTTGAACTGGAGTATTGGCAAACACATTGACTTTCCTTGCAAGTTTCTTCATGACCGCACGACTTCTATTTTGACTATCCCTATATACTCCTACAAACTCATCTATCTTTTCAGGAGTTATTAACTGAGGGTCCATTTCTGTAATGGCTCTCTGTAGCCTAGCCTGTGACTCATTTAAAGGTTTAATATCTTGGTATAAATTCCAACCCATTTCTTTTGTAAGGTTTCTTGTGTTGGGTCTTCCCCCGGTAGCTGCCCAGAAATATAGATCATCTTTAGTCATGGGCCTACCACTGGCTCTTTCTGCATTACCAAGCCCCAAGAGTTCTTCGGCAGATAGCGTCTTCTGATAGTCATCCCAAATTTTCTTAGTACCACCAGCATACACAGGTTTTAATAGCTCATCTATGCCGTTATTTATCTTTTCTAATAAGGTAACTCCCGCATAACTATCATAGATAGGCCTACCTGTTCGGTTGTCTATCCCTGTAAGGACATTCATAGCGGCCTGGACAGCCATCTTAGGAGTCACAAACTGACCGGCAATCTGACTACCCAAAGTTCCATATGCTTCCTCAAGTTCTGCGTCGGACATAATCTCGCTCCCAAGTACCTTACCCGTAACTGTTTTGGCAATACGAGAAATGTAGTCCAAAGTATTTAAAGCGGCAGAGTTTAAAGTCCTAGTCCTGATATGCGGAGTGTAGGTTGCCTTCTGTTCTTTAACAGTCTTCGCTATAAACTGATCGTAAGTCCCTTTAAACTGGAGCCGCTCCTTTATTGCTCCCCAATCCTCCTTAGGAAATTGAGACTTTGCCGTGGCGGGAGTAATCTTATCCGCACCAGTTTCATCTATGTACACTGGTTCCATAAAGTAATCCGTTGATCCCCTGGCCCACTCTGGATTAAGAATAGACATTGTACGTTGGTGATCGTCAGTAATGCCATAGTGATCCCTAAGGCGTGTCGCTGCATGTTCCATACCTACAGCTAGTCCACTCAGCCCTGCTAACCTACGCATACCTGTGGCTATCTGCCTAGCATTTCCCGTAGCAGTACCCTGTGCAATGTCTTGGAGTCCGTACTTAATTATATTTTTTGAAGTCCTGACAAGTTCCACAGGAAATAACGTATAGTTACCTACAACGGGAATTTTTGCAGACCATCTAAAAGCTGCCGGTGCAGAACCGTAAGTAGGCATAGTGGCCTTTACGATCTCAGCGGCTCTTGTATTTATCCACTCTTCGTTTTTCCCCGGATGAATAGCTCTTTGTGCGGCCTTCTCTGATTCAAAGGCTACGAGTTTACCATATAAGTCGGGTTGTCCATAGGCTTTACCGAACTTTTCCATTGCTGTAGAATAGGCTCTTGATGCAATGTTTCCCTGTCTATCTCCGAATATTCTGGAGTTCTGAACAATCATTTCACCCGTTACGTCCTGGTCAATTACGCCAAGACGTTTTAACATTGCCAATTTCTTTAGTGATTCGGGGTTGCTTCTTCTTAATTGTTGTGACCAGGTTCCCATTTCCTTTATGGCCCTGACATAATTTTTAGGATTAAGAGGATGTCCGTTGGCAACTAACATTTGAACCATACCGGAAGTGTTTAGGACATAAGCAGGAAGGTCTAGGGTAGTCTGAAGGGCCTGACCAAAGGAAGAAACCTTCCCTAATCCTCTCATAAAACTTCCAGAATTTGCAGGGTCAAAAACATCCAAACCTTTTGAAATCATAGTGGCAAAGTATTCACTAACGTAAGGATCGGAAAGCACTTTGTTTGGCGTACTACCTCCGAATCTACCTAGGGACTTCTGAATAATCTCACTTAGTCTTACGTCCCCTGCCTTTGGATCAACTCTAAAGGCCTCTCTACGTGAGGGTAAAATAGGAACTAATCCGGGAAGTTTTAGGGGTTCTCCTGCGGAGTCTGAGGCAATCCTACGTATATCGTCAAAGTACCTTAGTTGCGACAGGACTTGGCTCTGGTTCATTAGAGTAGACTGAAGCCCTTTGTAGGGATCGGAGACTTCTCCAAAGAATAACCGGAGTTCCTCAGGTATCTTCTTACGGGACTTAAGAACTTTACCAGCCGCTTCTGTTACTTGTCCCCTAAACTTATTTGATACTCCCTCAAATACACTTCTGTACCAACCTCCTTCGGGCTTGGTCATGTTGTCCAGCATACGTTCAAGGACGTAACTTTGTTCTCCAGGTGTCATTTTGTTATCTGGATCAATGACCCTTAAGGCTCCCGCAATCCTACTGTCAAGATCAGCTTCCTTTATAGGGACTCCCTTTTCATGTTGACTGATTGCGCCTTGTAATCTTTTTCGATCCTTGGGACTTAGGGCGGCAGAGTATTGGCGGGTAATATAAAAGTCCTGTCCCTGTGTCCTGACTCCTATCTTACCCTCACCTGGTTTCATTCCAAGTAATCTGGCTATTTCCCTTTCGTTGCCACTAATTTCTTTAGTTAAACTATCTACGGCTTTTTTTACGTCGGGATCAATTTCCCCCTTTCCAGTATTAAAGTACCTAGCAAAATCGGCGTCGGAAACCCCATGTTGCTTCTGGAGATTTCTTAATTCACGCATCTTCTCATTAATTACAGACTCAAAATACTTGTAATCATTTTGCCTTATTACAGCGGGTCCGTAGATTTCATCGTTTAATGCAGCCCTAGAAGTGAATATCCTTCCAAGATCGGTATTTAATTTTGCGACACTCTTTGGTATTATCTTAGTACCTGTATCAAGAACTGCCTTACCGGCTCTTGTGTTGGCAGTGGCCTGACCTATGTTCTTAAGGCCCTTTGCTCCGTACCTAGCTGCTAGAATAACACCGTTTACAGCGGCAACCAAGGGTATGTCCAGAAGGGCAGCATCGCCGTACTGTTTTAACAACCTAGTCTTATCGTCATCTGTCTCCGCAATCTCTAGCTGTTTTGAAAGTTCCACTAACTTATCAGTTACGGGAACATTCTCGACTATATGTTTAACTTCATCCGGGAAAGTTTCAATAAGTTTCTGTACAATTTGCAAGTCTTCTGGTCGAGTCTGAACGTCTGCCTGTATAGCCGCTACAGATGCACCAGTTCCAGAGGATACTTTAACAGCAACCTTTTGTCCTTTAGTGTAGAAGTCTGTCTTCTTCCCTCCCATTATTTTATTCATTTCAACGGCAACTTTTTTTGCCTTCTTATGTCCCCACTTATCTATGATTAATTCCATGCCCTCCTTAAATGCCTTTCTACCTAGACCGGCCACAGTTATCATAGTAAGTACGTTACTTGCAATTTGTTCATTGGGAGTTAAGTCGGGACGCATGGACTCTAGTTTAGCAGAAAACGCCTTTCCAAATCCAGACTCCTTTATTGCCTGGATTGTTTCGGAATCCGTCACGGTTCCAATAGCGTCCACAATTTCAATGGGAGTTGATGCCATATCCATAAGGGCATTTACGGCAATCTTACTTGATACTTTCTGGGCTTCCCTTTCGACTTCCTGTGCAGTAGCCAAGGGGTCCACAATATTCTTTTTGATAAAGGCAGTTGCGGAATCTATAAAGTTGGATGTATCAGTAAGTTTACTTTCCGTTTCAACTGCCGCCGCTTCTTTCTTATCTTCTGGTGTTTTGGCAGCAGAGGGAGTAACAGAAGAAGAGTCTTTGCTAATAACCCATGTTGACCCATTCCAAATAGCTAGTTGTCCCTTTTCTTTATTAAAAGTGACTTCAGTAGGAATCCAAGATTGGCCGTCCCAACGAACAGCCTCTCCAGTTTCCGGGTTATAAGCGGTAGTATTCTCAGCCATTATGGGTTTGGGTTTACTGGTGTTGGTGGGACAAAACCTGGCGGTGGTGGTGCCGAGGTAGAACCACCGCTACTAGTAGGTTGAGGAAGTTTAGCAGTTATGGCAGATTTAATATAATCTTGAACGGCTAGATATCCTGGGGCACCTCCTTGAGCGCCTGTGTAGGCTATAACGGCATTTCTAATATGATTGTTTATATCTCTAAGCATTGTATTATCTAAGGGTTTATTATTAATTGTAATTGATCTAACCGTTACACCATCAGGCTCATATTGAATCATAGCACCGGTAGCTGTCTTTATATCTTCAGCTATCCTCTTCATTTCAGCGGGTTTCATTTTATTTTCTTTTGTGGCTTTTCTTAGGGCCGCTTGTGAACTGTTCAAAGCCGCATCTGCCTTCTTATCTTCTCGTACTTCTGTACGCATACTTTGGGCCATGGCAAGAAACTCTTTTGCTTCCTGTACGTATCCCTTTTTTAACAAAGCACTATATCCTAAGTTAAGTTCCTTGTCTGAAATATTAGCACCTCCCGTTGAGTTGGGATCATTAAAACCCTCAAGCATCGTAAGGATTTCCTGACGATCCCTATCACGTTTAATTGCCTGGGCCATCCTTGGGTCCATACGTGTCTCAACACCCATCAGTCCCGTAAGTCCCTTGCCTATACCACCAATGGCTTCCTTCATGCCCTGAGTAGATCGGGCAGCGGCGGCAACTAGAGGGTCCATTCCCTCTCCTGCCATACGAATACGAGCGTCACGCTCTAACTGTTGTTGACGCCGTTGTGCATCCGTGGCCGATGCCGGTCCTTTAAAGAGTCCACTCCAATCATTAGTAGCCATTCTTTACTCCTCTAATCCTTGGTCTTCTGAGGGATCAGGGTCCATTCCGTAACCACTTCCCCCAAAATCGTCCATTATTGAATCCATAAATTCATTAGATACTTTTGTTTCATAAGCTGCCTGACCAGCAGGGGTAGTTGTAAATCCAAAGTTATACGTTCCCTCTTGTGGAGTTCCTCTGGCTCCTCCCACTACCTGTCCTAACGCATTAACGGCAACCGGCATACCTATTCCAGGTACATTAGCATATCCAGCAATAGTAGTGTCCGTTACAGTAGGACCTGATCCAAGAGGACCTCCCCAGTAATCTTCCATAACAACTCCAGGTTGTCCCTTTTGACCCCAAGCAGAATCACCAAAACCCTCAAACAATCCCTTTAGTTCTTTTGATACGTTGTCTATCCCTAACATTTTTGATAAGTCAAAGGGTTCATTTTTTGATTGAAACTGAAGCCCTATGTGATGCCCGTCACGAACCCAACCCTGGGCGGATGCCTCCATCTCAGGTACGCCCCATTCGGTTTGAAGTCCACCCCCTTGAAGAGTTATAAGTGTTTCTGGAGCAATTTCTTTTACACTTTCAATAAAATTTCCTATAGTTTCTGGAGTATAATATGCCAAACCTCCGGTCTGCCTTGCTGCGTCTTCAGGATTAGATACAGGAGTATCTGTACCTGACCATTGAACTCTTCCGCTATCTAAATCAATAGTTATGTCCTTATCAAACTGAGGATCAAAATCATGATATGCACCCATGGCATTTAATGCGGTTCCTAACATTGAAACGGGAGTAAAAGCTGACGTTGCCATTGATCCAAGTCCCACTATTGACGCACCTACTTTACTTGCGGTATCTAAAGTAGGATCACTCAAAGCCCTCCCCATCATACCAAAGGGTCCTGCGTTCATTATAGTTATGGGATCACCTGGTTTAGGAGCGTCTAAAGACTCAAAGATATTTTTGGCTCCCTGAGATATTTTCTCCCCTATTGCTCCAAGGTCTAAATCGAAACCAGAAAATAATCCCTTCGTAGGTTCTGATTCTTTTGTTTGTTGCCCTTGTAATATACTTTTTAAGTCTTGAATTGTAGATAAAGTTCGACCTGATACATCCAGCAATTGGCTTCGTGCCTCTTCTTGGGTTATTCCAGGAGGCATAGGAGATACCGGAGACATCAAAGAAGAAGTGTCTTCCCCGGACTCAGTAGGCATTTGAGCAAACCTTAGGGGTCCTGTCTGTCGAGATGGCATAGGCATGGGTTGAAAAGAGGAAGCGGGTTCCTGTTCCTGTGTCCTACCAAAAAGGCCACGCTCCGATAACCATTGCTCTAACCAGTTTGCAGTAGTAGCCATTATCTACTTCCTAGTTTATCGCTTATAAACTGTCCCGCTCCCATTAAGGCAGTTGGGAATAACCCTGGAGCTTGGGCTTGCGTTTGAGCCAGTAGTTTTTGAGCCGCTGCCTGAGAAGCAAGACCGGCCCCTGCAACCGTTCCCAAGTCTCCTCCGATACCTCTACCAAGTTTAGCTTGTTGTAGCGGAATATCTAAGAGTCCAATGGCCTGTGCAATATCACCACGCTCTCTACCAATTAACCCATCAATCAATGCCTGTGCCCTGGAAAATGCAGCAGTTCTCCTACCCTGTTGTCCTCTACCAATGGCCTCTTCAAGAGCCTGTTGTTCAGTGGCACCTCCAGTTCCCCCAAGCCTTCCTTGAGCCAGAAGGCGGGTTTCCAGATCAGTTCTTTGGCGTTGCTCTTGTTGTTCATAGTAGGGTTGTTCCTGTTGATAAAAGAGATCGGCGGCTGCAAAGGGGTCCATCATGGCATATTGAGATGCCTGACCTCCAAAGAGTCCACTCCGAGTTAATGCCCCTTGATATATGTTTTGAAGTTCAGGAGAAAGCTGAAGTAAAGCTGCCTTTGATTCCGGGTCAAACTCCGCTACTCCACCCAGACTTGCCGTGGTATAGGGAGTTCCTGCATCAATAGCCGCTGCACTGGCCGCTCCCGCTGCTTCTGCTTGCATCCTTGCGGCGTCTAAGGCAGCATCACCAGCCTCACTTTGCCCCCAAAGACTTAACCCTGCTCCTACTAAATCACCAGCAAAATTCCATAATGACATTTTATTTCTCTCTTTCTATTGTAGTTATCATCTAATCTTTCCTTTTTTAGTAAGTAGGGTCGTATTAACCAAACTAGAGTAATTACCCTTAACTTCAAAAGTCATCTTAATTCGTATTGTTTTACCTGTTCTTGCCAGGGGAACTTTATATTCTTTAGGTCCCGCTGCCGGTGCGTACTTAGCCGCTCCGTATAGAGAAGCACTACTGCCCCATAAATAAGTTATTGCGTCACTAACTAAATTAAAAGTTTTGGAGTATTGTGAACCCTCTTCGTAGTCCTTATATATCTGAATGGTAGCGGCTGCACCACCTCCTCCAGTAATCGTAAGTAACCCTGACTTAATAATCTTAGAAGATACGGGATCACCTAAGTCCAACCAGGGGGATTGAAACTCCCAACTGTAGTCCGTATTTGTAGTTGTCCAGCATTTTGATCCGTCCCAAGTTCCTCCCGCCGTCGAACAGGCTCCAGACGTACCGTGACTAGACGTAGAATCTACAAGGGAAACATCATAGTAATTGGAATACTCAGCTACGGAATCTGAAGTTCCCATGTAGAGACTTCCTGAAATAGTGCTTACGGCACATAGGGGTTCCTTACCCGCAAAAGTCCAAGTAGTAATCCTTGGAAATTCTTTTTTACCTATCGAAAAGTCAAAGACATAGGCCTTATCATTGTCGGGCATAAAGGTAATTATCATACCTTCCTTTTGATAGTAAACACTTTTAATATTACCTACGTCTGCCTGTGTTAATATCCTTGTTAAATCATTACGAACTGTAGTGGACAGTCCCTCAAGAGGAGCTTTACCATCAGTTTGCTGTATACGTTGCATGGACTGTAGACCTTCGTAACTCATAAACACTAGGTCTGCTCCTACATATACTACATTGTCCCTTCCTGCTAGTCCTGTGTCCCGTATAAGTTCATCTAATGTCATCGTGGCTGGATTGAGCGCACCGCTGTATATGGCGATATTCTGTTTACCAAAGATAACAATTTTATTTTCCAGGGAAGCAAGCCCTACGATTTCGTCATTACCCCATACAGTCTTTAAATCAAGAGAACCGGCAGCACCACCGTTAAGTTTTTCTCCGATTAAGTTATCGGAATAAAATAAGGTTCCCTTGTCTTCGGTAATTCCTCCGTACCACATACGTCCAAAATCACCAAGAGCGCAATTGGGATCAAAAGTAGTTACACCGGCAGGAGCCGCATAGGCACCTAAGTCCTCAACATCGTACCAGTTTGTCCCGTCGTAGTTAATTGCCTTGTGACTTTTTTGTACTCCCCAGAACTCGTCATTAAAATTAACCCACTGCCAATTGCTATCACTAATAGTTTGAGGAGTACCAGAGAAAGACTGAGTAGTTAAAGAATCTGGAGCCGTACTTGTGTCTAGTTTTACAATAGTGGCTCCTGATCCAGCATAGTATTCTCTAGTACGATCTGACTTAACAAATTCCCCAATAGACTTAAGGGGACTTGCGACAGTCTTGGTTATTTGTTTAATCCCCTTACGAGGACCCATTCGACCCTCAAGATCATATACTATATTATTGGCTATAGTTAGCCATTCTGGGCCTAGAGTAGCACTCTGAGCCTGAGTATTAAGGCCCCTAGAACCTAGGCCCGTAAGAAGAATAGGGGATATGGGTCTAGCTGGCATACCATGTATTCTCGTCTACGGTTCTGTCGTTGTCCTGTGCAATCGCATCTTGAAGAGCTAAAGTAAATCTTTGAGCAACCGTATCTGATCCTGCTCCCCCATCTTCTCCTCGTTCATTTAAAGCCAAGGAGTACGCTCCCAAGACTACAAGGTTTTCAGGTACAGAAAAAGTATCTGCGGCAAGAGTTCGATCTGTTTGAGGGATAACCACGTTTATTTTAATGTCGTATGTTCCTCCGGGAATGGGCCAAAAGTGAATATCGTTATCTTTAAGTCTATAATAAGACGGTTGCCCTGTTTGTGTATTTCCAATATAAGTATAATTAAAAAAGACATCATCACTAATTTGTCTAAGTATTGAATCATTAGTGTTGTCTATAACTTGTAAAATACGGGACCTACTTGTTACATTTGACATATCATATGACGCCGTAGAAGCCGAAGTAGTTACAGTTTGTATTGATCTTAAGACTGTCCAATTCCAAGCGTCCTCGATAATATCTTTTGATTCATTAACCAATTCACCAATAAGTTTTTGGTAATCATCTAAAGAAGATGTCGAGGAAATAGTTCCCGTCCAATCTGCCCCAATAGTGTCCTCTCGTAATCTAGTTAGAACCTTATCAATAACTGTTCTGTAACTCATGTTGTTCCCTCATTTAAAAATAAATCTTTTTCGGCGGCTCTACGTAAAACTAATCCCCTAAGTATTTTTCCTCCTGCTCTGCGCCACTTTTTAAACTCATTAGCAGCGGCAAGTCTTTCATTCCTGTTTAATTTAGAACGTAGTGTAGAATTTTGTAAGTTTCCTAGTCCTAAATTATATGAGAATGATATTAGGGCTGCATGTTCATTCGGATTTAAATTTACTCTAATAAGTCTTTTAACTCCCAAGGCAAACTTTTGTAAATCAAAAGCAAGGATACCTTCTGCCTGTTCCTTTAAAATATCCGGGTCATCCATTGTTACTCGTTTACCATTTGGATATCTAGTGGCTCCGTAACCTATTGTGGGAACTTTAGCTGGACAAAGGTAAGGATAAAGATGGCACCCCTCAAAATGTTTTATTACCGGAATTGCAATGTTAATTGCCTGGTCTATTTCTGATTCCATTTAGATACCATACGATTTCCAAACCAAAAACTAATGACGGCAGAAAATAACATTTGGATGTCTTCATTCCACACAATTGTAACTGCATCTCCAGCGGATAATCCCGATGCGGTAAGTGCTATGTATGCACTAATTTCAACAAATGCAAACAAACCAAAGAAGCAGTAAGTTATTACAGGTCTAACTGATGCCGACAAAGATGAAGTCCAAGAGGCAGCGTTCTTATGTAGATTAGCGTCATGCCTATACATAGCCTTCATTTGATCTATGTCTGCTTGTGTATTTATTTCCTCTAGTCGTTGCACATGAGCATCAGACTGAGCCTTCATCTGAAGGTCCATAACCTTTAACTCATGGGCCTTATCCGCACGATCCTGAAAATAGTCCATTACTTTAGGGAGGAAGGACGTACCAAATCCCAGAACTGATCCTAATAAACTAAGCACCTATTGATTTTCCCTTTTCTAAAAACTCTTTTATTTTTTCTTTTTGAAACTCTCTGTCTTCTTTATCTTCTAGCGGTTTAAATTCTACAGGAAAACAAAATGCAGCCCAACTTAAAAATTCTCCATTTTTCTGCCTAGAATCCATATCTTCTCTTAGGACTTCCTGAGGAGGACATACATCAACCTCAATAATTTTATAAGTAAAACGAGAGTCTAACTGTATAGCCATAATTAAAAGGACTGTCTTAACTAACATTAGTAGGATGCTTTCCGTTGTGCATGTGTCTAAGTGTAGATACTTCAGAAGTAACCAAATCTAGTGATGCCTTTAGTGATGCCAGTTCTCTATGTTGTGCCTCTAGTTTTCCTGGGGAAAGTATTGTGGAAAACACTTTATTCTGATGTTTAATTACTGCCCTGTCTGCATCGGCTTGGTCTATACGAGTATTCATTTCAGTAAGGACTTTTTCTATTTGAGCAATGTCCTGAATAACTCTGGACAGTTGTGACTTAACTACTGCAAATGCGCCAGCTAATGAAGCTAATAGTGTACCAAATTGTACAAGTTCTCTAATACCAAATTCCATGTTAGCTCACTGCTGGTCCCGATGTTGCTGCCCAATATAAAAACCAACCAATTCCACCGGCAATAACTATAACAGCTAAACCCTTGGCAATTTCAAATAAAATAGCTTTCCTATGTTCAGCACGTTCTTTAGCATCAATCTTTTCCTGCTTCTCACGTTTCTTCTTATCGGCAATTCGTTTCTCACGTTCTTCCAGTATTAAATCCCAAGTAGATTTTTCACCTGGCTTAGACGGCCACTTTGAGTTAATCTCTGTCTTAAGATCATCAAGTTGTTGTTTAAGTTGTTTTTCCTCTATAACCGCAGCAGCGGCAGATGACATTGAAGTTTCTGATCCATCATCTTTAGCTCGTTTTTGTAGAATACTTTTGTTTTTTCTACCTATTGAGCTACCGGCTTTGTGATCCTTATTCTTTTCATGTTGTTCTTTTGCTTGAAATAAACCATCTAAACCATGAGCAATTTCCTGAACACCTTTAGCGGATTTTACTAGAGTTTTAGTGGCAGCTATTGCGGCAGCTATAGTAATTGGGTCCATACACTATCTCGCTCTTGCCTGTGCCACACCTGAGCCACCAAAGGGGCGCAGACCCCACGCCCACACTAACATGGGATCATCAGCGCCGCTGCCAAAAGCCGACCCGGCACTAGGACGCATCTTATATCCGTTGGCAGTTACATCTCCAATCGTAATGCCGCTGTAACCTTTTTCGCCGTTGCTCCAGTTATAACGAATGTCCGTAGGGTTGCCGTTGCCGTTGCTGGTGTACGATGGAAATGTTGCAAAGAAATCGTTGGAATTAGAAGAATCAATATTTCTCCATGCGACTAGGGACGCTGATCCACCGAAATGAATATAAGGACCATCACTCAACCCATTATGGGAATAGCCTACAAACGCGCTGAACCCTTCAATTTGCTCCCATACAATGACCCGATAGGTTCCGGACGCGAAGCTACTATTTAGTGTGACGTTGGTTCCATCTACCGTTACAAGTTCGCTGGTTGACGCCTCTTGTACGTTAAAGCGGATGTTGGCCGAAGACATGTTTGGGTGTGACACATACCAATCGCCCGTACTATCTGACCTTTTCGCAACAGCTGTTTTTGCGCCACTCCCTAGACTATGGGCTTGGTTTGTCGCCGAGCCGTTACTATGGCTAATCTCTGCCGTGTAACACCCGTAAGTCGCACCTACACGCCACGACCATGCAGAGTAGTTTACGCCTGACGCTAGGGTTAAGTCTGACCCTGCGGCGGCGTTTGTATTGAAGTGCATTGAATTCCCGCTGTCATCAGAAAACCGAACATCGTAATCTTCATTAGTTCCATCCTCACGCTTAAATACGTCGATAAATCCGCTCCACCCTGCACGTGCGTTGGCTAGGCTGGCTTCGATGGTATTCCCGTTTTCTAATGTGATTAACGCAAACCCATCATCAGGGTTATTCACCGTGGGAGCCGCAAGATTGGCGGTGTTTAAAGCAACCCCACTGCCTTTTGCGCTATGGGTCCAATCTGCTGGATCAGCAAGAATAGTAACGTCTGTTTGACCACCGCCATCATTATTAAAGATTGAGTAGGCGTGACCATCAGACGGCTTGTTATTAGCTAAAGTTAATGCACTACCGCGTATGCTGTCGTTGACATAAAAACTTACCTGATCGTTGGTAAGGTCCATGTCAATTCCAATAATGTCTCCGTTGCTTAGTGACGCGCCGTTATTTTGCAGGACGTTATTATTGTATGTGTCACCGGCACTATCTATCCAAACACCAGTGCTTGAATTTGCCAAATAACCCATATAACCAACGCCAACAGGATTGTTGTGCGTTACATCATTGTACTTTAATTCAACGTAATACCTTCCAGAACTAACTCCCAAAGTGGCAAAGTGTGCGCTTCCGGCATTAAGACCTGATGAGAAGCGATTGGTGTTACCATATCTTAATATTGCATTACCTGTTCCAGCTTTGTGAATCGGATTCCACGTTATGTAATTACCAATGTTGCTACTAGCATTATCAGTGCATGTATCAGTGACTTGCTGCGCTGTGGTCATGCTGTTATCGGTAAAGTTGTTAGCAAAACGTGAAGAGTCACCAGTATAAAGACGCAACCCACTATACCAACCGTTGCCAGTTGCATCAGTGCTATCAATAGAAAACCGCCAATACCTATGAGCAGTTTGACCAGTAATTAGGGTGCGTTGCTCACCCATTGGAGTGGCATTATCCGCAACGGTTAAGTTTTGATTTGTGTCAGTCCAATCACTACCATTGTCAGAATAGAATATAGACCAAACTGCTGCTTGGTCATTTGATCCATCGTTTTCAACGATCCATCCGGCCCCTGTAATTGCCAAATCATTACCACTACCGAGGTCTACATCAACAGTTTGATTAGCCTCATCTCCTGTTAAATAGAAGCCATCTTGCGCTGTGTCATCATCAAGCACACCTGAACCACTAAAGTTATGTAACCCACCACCGGGATTAGTTGCTGTTCCACCTGAGATGTTTTGCTTGACGCCACCTCCCACTGCATCTGTGCCAGCGCCATTGCCTGTGCCAGGGGCTACTTTAAAATCTAGGTGGAATCCGTTTGTTCCGAAAGTTAGTCCAGACGGGTCTTTCGGAACCCAGACACCGTTATCGTCAAGTTCTCCAAAATCTGTAGAATCTAAATTATTCCCATCTATAAATACCATTTCGGCAATATAGCCATTCCAAAGATTATTATTTGAAAGAGCATAACGACCTACTTCGTGGTCAAAAGAGTTGCCTAAAGCAAATTCAAAATCCTGTACCGGATAGGTCTTAGTAGACAAGTCAGCGTCTTGTACTTGAACGCCGTTGATATAGAGCTTGATCGTTGAGACACTTGGAGTGACGCTGTCGGTATTTGCGGATAAAACCAAGTGGGTCCAAGCTGTCGGGTCACGCAACACTCGCGACGTAATTAAATTTAATTTGTTTGTACTGTCTTGATAATTGGCAATACGAATTGTGCCATCGGATTGCACCCAGAACATAAATTCCTTGTCACTACTGGTATCATCGCAGCTTAACAAAGTGCCAGTTGCGCCTAATGCGCCTAGCTTAAACCAGCATGAAAATGTAAATTTTTTGCGGTTAGTGCCAGTGCCGCTAAATGTTTTATTTAGATAGTCAGAAGACCCATCTAACCAGATAGCGTTTTCGATGGTGTAGCCAGCAGCACCAGTAGGTATCCCTGTAGGATAAACTAACATTAGTCAGTCCACTTTTCGTCAGCGCGCCAATTTAAATCTTTGTGATTAAGAGCATCCAAGTCCATACCATTTGCAGATGTTTCCAATTCATCCGACTTGATTCTAATATCGGTAACTTTTTTCCACTCTGTAGCTGCCGCTGCCTTTGTGTCTGCATCGTCGGAGGACAGATCGGCAATTACATTCCGTTGTTTCCATTCAGGCACGGCTGCAATAATACGTTTATGTGCTTCCATTTTAATAATCGCTACAGCATTATTTTTAGCTCGTTGAAGATCGGACACTGGAGTAGGGGCAACGTAGTCAGGATCATTAACCCAGGTTGCCTTACGGATTACGACAAAACCATCTACTGTATCCGACTTATCGCCTTCCTCAAGTTTACCTGTGGGGACTGAAGGTTCCTCGAAACGAACTACGTTATGTTCCTTGAGTTCTTCTTGTGACCACACTTGACAAATGTTGGCCTGGTAAGAAAGGTTATCACGTTTACCAAGAGCAATCGCAACGGATCGGGAGTTATTGTGAAGAGATGCTATAGCACCGTCAGAAAGTATTGCAAACATTGTTATCTCCTAATTAAGCAACTGCTAGGGATTGACCCACAAGGTACATATTTGTTCCATTGGAGCGGAAAGTAAGCTCATCCTGTTCGGATGCGGTTGTAGTAAGCGTAGGAGCCGTATCGGAAGGCCATTTAAATACAGCGTTCCATGTTATTGTACGTGATCCCGTACCGTCCTGAATAATCGTAAGATGATAAAAAGCACCGTCTACTTGGTTCGTAGGTGCAGCCATTGTGCGATTACCAGCAAGTGTAACTTTACATACTTGGTTAATAGAGGCGTCCCAAGCTATCGTTGCACCGTCAGTTAAAGTTGTGGCATTGAAGTTCTGCGTCTTAGAGTATTCATTAGCTACATCTTTTTTTACAGTATCGGCATCGTATTGTTGAAGTGTTACCCCTAAGTCATCGGAATCGTACTTACTATTTACTGCCGTCCTAACTGCCGAAAACTCTGTATTAAAGTCTCCACCAGAAATAATCTTATTTGAATCGGAGTCAGCTAGACTATCTTTACCGGACCAACTAACTTGAATTGTATAATCGCTCATTGTGTACCTCTTTTATCTTGATGAATATTTAGCTGCGCCATAAAGTGATCTTGCGTCCCCGAATAAGTAGGGTTCTCTCTCGTTTTGTTTTTGGTTTGACAACTTAATAAATAGTTGCTGTTGTTTCCACGTATGTTGACTTGCTCTGGGAAACGGTTTAACAAGTGGGCGTATTCTACCACGGGGCATTACGCATGTATCCTACGTTGAGAAACCCGTCGAGCTTTCTTTTGTTTCTTTGTGCTGCTCTCTTTAGGTTTGTCCTTAACAATTTTACCAGCAATTCTATTTTTAATTTTCATTAGAGAATAACTCCAAACTCTTTGTTTCTCTGTTCAACTAAAGCAAGTAGCTTAGATCGTTCCGCTTCCCAAATATCTTTTAACTCTTTAGTTTTTACTGTGGGTGCATCATCAATAATACGTTTAATTTTACCTGTCGGTGTTTGTAATGCCTTTGTTTTTGGTCTGCTTTGTGCATCTTTAGGTGTAAACAAACCTCCTGTCGGTAGCTTTAAATCTGTAGTTATAGGAGCGGTAGTCCTTTCGCTAGATTTACTTTTAAGTTCCTTACCACTTTCCACGTCAGGAGTTTCAAAAGATTTGTTTTTAATTTCGTCTAATTCATCTTCCTTACCCAGTAAGTCCAACATTGTCTCTAGGTCATCAGCTTCCTCGTCAAACCCAGTACCTTTAAACTCTAGTTCGTTTGCCTCTAAAAACTCTTCTATCTGTTCTGGAGTAGCATTAGGATTAGCAGCTTTAAAAGTTTTAACTAACAGTTCCGTGTACAATTTTTGTATTTTATTCTTAATCTTTTCAAGTTCCATGTCGTAACTTGTGTCGGCAAAAGCTGCTTCTATAGTTAACATTACTCTGTCCTAACACCATTTCCTCGACTTTCATGTTCCTTAACCCATCTAGAGTGGGCAGCAGTAAAGTCAGGGTTTGATCCATCCAGTAAAATAGTTGGAGCCGATACAGTTAAAGTTGATTTACTACCACACTTAACACATTCCGTTTTCTTTTTACGTTCACACATACAACGCCATTCGGTTTGAATATGTTCACAAGAGGTACAAATGTAGTTATAATTTGGCATGGAAACTCCTTAGTTAAGTAGCGGGGAGGCCTGTATTATTAAGACCTCCCCTATGTTACTTAGGCGGCGGGAACAGCAATCGCAACACCAGCGGTATCGCGAAGTTCACCTACACCATACAGGGTATCGGCAGTGAAGAGATCGCCAAGATATTCCTGCTTGTATTGGGTCTGAGAACGCACACCCATTTGCTCAACCAGAGCAAGAGCGTCTTTGTGCATCATCACACCAAAGCGAACAGCAACGGAGTTCGTCGTTGTTCCTGATGGGCAGTTACTAGAAACAAATACGTCCATGCCGTAGATGCTACCAATTTTACCCGTCTTAATTGCATCACCGTCACCAATGAACTGTTGCTCAGTGAAACGGTTAATACCAAGCATATCGTTGGCTGCAACCGGAGGAATAACCATAACACGATTATCCATCGGAACATCGGCGTTGTCCAGAAGAAGAATCATCTTCCGAATACCAGCATCCGCAATGTCGGCAGCGTTAGACGTACCACCTACAAAGTCCGTAGTACCATCACTACCAATCTTTGCTTTTTCAAAGAGTGACGCACCTGAACCACCTACGGTTCCACCTTGAAGACCTTCGATCAAAGTAAACAAGTCCGTATCTACTTGCGTAGCAAGTGCATACCCAGCATCGTCGGTGTAGAACCGGCGAAGCGATTGGAGGGCCTGAACTTCAACAATGTCTTCAATGACTACGGAATATTCGTAGTGCTTATTGATGGACAGTTGAACTTCATTATGCGTATCACCTTGCAGCGTAACTTGCGTGTTTGCTGCTTTAGCGTTAGCGGAACCACGTACTGGCGCAGGAATGTGAATCGTGTCACCTTTCTTACCAGCGTGATTAATTTTAGTAACGACATTACCCAGGACAAGATTTTTCTTGTACCCTGCAATAACTTCGTCTGACCACAACTCAGGAATAAATTTCGCTGCCGTTGTCGTAGTTTGTTGTGCAGTACCCAAAGCCATTTTATTTCTCCTTTAGCTCTTTATAGGTTATTTGACTCTACCTTCCGCATAAGCCTCTAGGATTTCATCTTGGAGTGCTTCATAACGAGAAGGTTGTGTTGTTTTAAGTCTGATTAGATCAGCCCTACGGTAGATTTTTTTACCGGATGTAGATTCAGAGTTAGTTTTAGATACACCCTTTCCTGCCTTCATGGCTTGTTGTCTTTGATCTGCTTTAACTGCCTCTGCCTCACTTGTATTATTAATTAGAGACCGTTCTTTCCAATTATTCATAAGTTCCATGGCGGCATCTAAATTATAATTATGAGCAGCGACAAACAGATTTTGTCGGATGTTACTTTCCTGAACCCACTCCTGAAACTTAGAGTTTGCTACAACTTCCAAGTAATCAGGATGCGCCTGTTTCAGTCGTTGAGTTGTAACTTCTGCCACTTGGGCTTTCTGTTGCTCCTCGAACTGACGGAACTTTGGATGATTTTCGATGGCCTTGTTGACTGCTTTATCAGGGTCTTCAAAAAAATCTAACTCCTCTGTAGGCGTTTCTATTGTTCCGTTATCTTGTGCGGTAACTTGTTGCTGAAGAATACTATCGGTCAGCTTACGAAGTTCTCCTAGTTCTTGACCTTTTCTCCCAAGTTCTTTTTCAAGGTTTTCGTATGAAGAAAGAATGTCCTCCATCGACTTACCCTGAAATTTTGTGGGCACTTCTATTGCTTGTTCTTCTTGAGGTTGTTCCATTTCGGATAGGGCCTCTTCGACATTCGCATATTGTGCCGCTTCTTCAGGAGTTTCTTTATTTTCTTCTACAACAATACTATCCATATTACCGATCCTCCGTCCCTTATAAAGATTGTGGAGATTAAATTATGTTGGGATTAGACATCTAACTCTAATTGATCCAACGCTAGTTTGGTGGTTTCCTCTAAATTAATAATCATATTTAGCATGTCCACCTGGCCCTTCCTAAGAAAAAGGGTCTTTTCGTCGCTTATCGTTCGGATGTTTTCCAGTGATTCCGCCATGTCTGCCAATTCATTTGTAAAGGTAGACCAGGCATCGCTTGAAAATAATTCTAAACGATCTTCAAGAATTTCTCTATCTGTCATTTTTTAATTTTAGATTTCTTTTTTTGTTCTGGATATGCAGGGTATCTAGTAGTATCACTATAAACATTAAATAATTGGGTTCTCATTGTTCCTCCAAGATTTTCCCAATCATTTTTATTCCTAGCCCAACCACCGGATGCTAGTTCCATACGGACTCTTCTAGGTAAACTACCCCAACTTCTTTTAACTTTTTCGCTCATTATTAAAAACTCTGTATTATTTTTTTTTCTTGCTGTAAACTCGTCGTTTATTAGTCGTACTTTTTGATTTACTTTTTGGTTTTGAATAATACATTTTACGACCCTCCGCTGTTTTGTTGAGACCTTGCTTTAGCAAGATTAAGAATTGTTTCTGACTGCAAATGTTCTATTTCCGGGTAGTTTCTCATTGTTTCGGATTGAACATTTTGAGTTTCGACACGAAGTTTTTCAATACGAGCCATCTTTTCTGCAAGTTCTATTTGTAGTTTAGCGACATCAATCTCAGTATTATCTTCTTGGGCTTCAGCCTGGAGTTTAGCTGCATGAGCCATGTCCTTCATCGCACCGGCTTTCATCTCTTCAATTTCCATTTGCAATTTCATTAATTGTAATTGCTGAACCATTTGTTGAATTTGTTGTTGTTGAGGATCGGGCTGCATTGTTTGAGACAAAGCCACTTTCATTTCGTCCCTATTTGGAACGGAACTATTTTCAAAAATGGACATAAGAAGCATAGAGTGTGGAGGAGTTCCCGGTTGTGTCATGGACATTAATTGAACCAACTGAGTCATTTCTAATTCTTTCGCCATAATACCCATAGAAGAGTATGGTTTAAATTTATAGTCTCCTGCTGGATAACGAGCGGGATTAAATTGAATATATCGCCATACAGCTTTTTCAATTAAAGGAATTAAAAAGTTTTCTTGAAAATTCATTATGGTTCGTTTTTGGCGTTTAATGGAAGCGGCCTGTAGCATAGACATCCCGGAAGCCGTAGAGTTTCTAGGGTTAGAAAAGTTACTGTTGGCTCCGTCCATGGCCCCTGTACCCATTTGAACCATTCTTTCTAGTTCAGCACTCTCCGTAAACGTAGAGTTGGCTACGTTACCAAAGTTTAAGGGGAACAAGGTTGACCTGGGATCACCGTTTGTAAGAATTGTCTTACCGGCTTTAACCTCAAACTTGACTCCCCTAGGGAGGCGGGTAGCGTCTACACCCATCATAGGATGTGTCGTAAGGGCTAGGGCATCAATCCTTGCTCTAAGCTCTGCATCAAGAGCCTTCTGAGGATTGTAGCCTTTCTCTGCCACACCACGCCCCCAAAACTTGTTGGGAACTCTGTCTAGTTGGAAGGACACAAAAGGACGATCTTCCATTAAGTACGGATTTTCAGCGGCTTTAAGCACTACCGAGTCGTTAGCAATAACTACAACTGCTTCTACTAACTCATCGTCCTCGTACTCAAACTCCTCGTACATACTATCATTACGATTTACAAGGTATTTTTTCGGAACCCTTCCCCAATACTCAACAATTTTAACTTTGTCCATATCTGAGTATTCGCCAGTAGATTCCTCGTTAAACCCTAAGTCTATTTTGTCATAACTTCCTAAAGGTTTATCTTCATAAATACCTTCTTTTATTCCTTCAATTATTTCATATTTAGGTTTTGTAACTATCTGTGCTACACCTAAAGCATCGTTAATGGAAGTTACACAGGGATCAATTACAAACTCTTTTGGAGTTAAGGAATCTACTTTTACTGAAGTTAGTTCGTTGTTCAAAATTTGTACGTCGGTAGTAAGTGTATCGGGAACTGGAGTTTCTGTTGGAATTTTTTGAATTTCATCCACTACATTAATCTTTGCAATTCCTGTACCGTAAATTGCAGCGTTAAGCAAACATTCTACAATTGCATCTTTTACATGACATCTGTTTAAATCTTCTTGAAGAAGAAGTTTAATTACTGTAGCGTCAACTGGATTTTTATCTGCAACATCATCACGTAAATCAAACCAAGTGTCTCGTCCAAATATAGCTTCTTCTAATTCCGAAACAGTAGATTCAACCGCTTGTTGAGTAGCCGGGGATATTAATTTAGAACTTTCCGATTGGCGGGATTTATCTTCATGGGACCATACACCTCTCCAAATTCTATAGTATTCGTCCCACTTAGTCATGTAGTTTACGTTTCGATGGTTTTCCCATTCTTCTACTTTTGACATAACCCAAGAAACTAGAGAAGCCTGAGGGTCCTTATAAATAGTATTGTCCATAAATTAGTATCCTGCTACAGTGTCCATGGGTTCCCACTCGTCTACTTCAATTGATTGTGCAAAGTCCGCTACGGAAACTTGATCTATATACGCTAGTGAGTCCAATAAATCGTCGTGAGATAATGAGCTTGGAAAATCTAACATCTGACTAATAAAAGCATGGTTCCAATTGTCCTTACGAAATTTTATTTTACCATGCTCAAGTCGTCCTTGTAATGCCCAGACTATCCTATCTTGTTTCCTTTTACCTCCGTGGGTAACGTCAGTTATATTTAACCATCTATTTCTTACTCTCATCTCGTCTTCGATGTAGGGCATAATAGCATTTTTAAGTGCGCCAGCTTCAATTCCTACTGTAGTGGCCTTTACATCATCAGATATTGTAATAATCTTTTCCGCCGTTTCTTTAATGTTCCACCTACCATGGTGAATATCCTTAACTAACCACTCATCTCCTACAATCTTAACTACTGAAATAGCCGTTTCATCAAGTTTTGAAGACTTAAGACCTCTCCCCTTATCCGCTCTCTCAAATCCTGCCGGGTCAACCGAAACCACATAATGGCCCGTTTGAGTTGCAGTTTCATCATCAAATTCTTTATCGTCTGCATAACGAATCCACTCTTCTTGAAAAACTCCCCCAGAAAAACTTTCAAATGTCGCTTCAAATTCCTGGCGAAAGGCCTGAGTCGACATGTTTTTCTTGGCGGCGTCGATCTCTTTGGGGTCCAAAAAAGGATTATCTGTTGAAACAAACTGATAGGCCTCCCAATCCTCTTCGTTTTCTTTTAGTTGTGCGTCTATCCATAGTCTATGAAAATGATTTTTACCTGACGGAGTTCCTATAAATAACGCACCACCCTTAACGTCTGCTAGTGTAGGTCTTAAGATCATCTCCCACACTTCGGGTTTCATTGAGGCGTATTCGTCCATTACAACATACGCTAAACCTACGCCTCTTAAGGTATCTGGCCTGTCCGATCCCTTTAAATATATCTTTCGATCATTAACTAGAGTTATTGTTGCGGTATTTTCGTGAGTAGTTTTAATTACGTTTTGGCCTACGTCTTTTAAGATAGACCAAAGAATGTCCTTGGCTTGTTGAAATGTGGGGGCAACATAGAAGACATCTTTATCCTCACTTTGGAGTGCCTTAATAATTAGCACCCATGCCGCTAAATAACTTTTTCCAAATCTTCTACCGCAACTTGCCACCTTAAATCTTTTTGGTGACTTAAAAATTTGCATCTGAGCGTCATGAAGAGTAACTTTTAGGTCAGTCATCTTTGGTTACTTCATGGAACTCTGCTTCAAATACCTTTTGTTCCTCGGCTTCCTGGGCCTCTACTGCCTTGACACCCTCAATAATAATATTTATACCTAAATCTTGGTGTTCATGAGTAATTTCTACTGCTTTCGAGGTAGGAATAATACGATCCATACACATTTTAAGGCAATGTCTATCTCCCTCTAAGGCCAACTCAACAACTTTGTTTACAATTTCTGGGCCTTTAGAAGACATAAGTTCTCTGGATAACTGGGTATATTTGTTAAGAGAACCTTTAGGTCTTCCCGAAGGATTTAACGGTTTCATTCCTTTATGAAAATTAGGATTTCCCCGTGGTTTTTTTTCAGATGTTGGTTCATCTTTTGTAGACATATATTCCCCCTGGCTTTGCCCTACATTGTAGGAAGACAGTTACGACTTTTTACTTTTTGCTTTTTTCTTTGCTGTTGCCGAAAGATCAGAAAAATGAAAAAGTTTTTTACTGCTGTTAGTATGGCGAGAACCGCTGTGCATATCACCGTTGGGCATTTTATGTGTCCCGCCTGTGTGCTTAGTACCGTCTCGAAAATAATGAGGAACGCCTTTTGCCATTTAACTTTCTCTCTTTTTCCAACCACTTTGCATATCTTTGTAGGCTTTAGAAGTAACAGTAGATTTACTTTTGGGATTACAAGTTCCCATTTTTCTACATTTTCTAATGTTTGCTACAAGAGACATATCACTACCATTTTTTACAGGACCAATAACGAGCCGTCAGTTTACCTGGTGGTCGGCTATCGCAACCATGACGAGACCTAAAACTTTTTCGTCTTGTCGGTTGATCCTTTTTAATTGACATATTGGGATCGCCAAAGCGAACTAAACGTACAGTATCTTTTTCTTTGGCAAGAACGGCAAACTTTTTGTTCTTATTCTTGGGAGTTCTCTTAGGTTTATTGTACCCGGAAAACTTTTCCCCTCTGTAAGTTATCATTCCGTAACTCCGAAACTGTTAAGAGCGACCAAACCTTACAGGTTTGTGTACTTAAGTAGTCCTAAGGATTCTTTAAGTATGTTCTTTAATTAATAACTTAAAGGATTAACCTATAGTATGACTATATTATATCATATTTAGTTCCTAAAGTCAACTTAAGTTCCTTAGGACTTCTTAGGAATACCGCGCTTGACCCCTTAAGTCAACCTTTATTTTTATTTGGGAGTTCTTTTTTATATAATTCATGGACTCCAAATTGCTTCTGATGTGGTCATGAGGGTTTATTATATAAAGCCAGCGGCCATGGGTCCCTCCCCGGGTCAACCCAGGGAAACAAATGATCCCAGGGAACTTCTCAGGTTTTCCCAGGGATCACCAAGGGAACAGCATCCATGGGATTTCATGGGAATTCATGGGATACCTTGAGAAGTACAAAAGAAAGAACCCATGATAGTGGTTCTCAGGA